CTGTCATCCCGGCAAAACTGGTGGGCCTGTCGAATGGTGGCAGTGTTGAAACCGCCATCATGCAGCAGTCCGGCCAGATCTCCGGAATCGGCTCCGACATCCTGCGCATTGACAACGTCAACCGTGAACAGACCAGCGTGATCCAGAAGAACACCGCTGACATCCAGAAGCAGTCTGCAGCGCTGGACGCCGAACGCAACCGAGCCTGGAAGGAAGAACAGACGCAGTGGAACGAGATCCAGACCAAATACACTGAATCAGCCGGTAAGGCGCTGGAGGGTGAAGTGCGCGCCAATAAGGCGGACCAGGCCATCACTGATCGCTCGCAGGATCGGCTGGTTGCCCAGCTCCACGCTGACACTGAGTCAAAGCTGGCCGGAAAGGTGGGTAACGACACGTTCAGCGCTGACCAGGTTCGGCAGGATGCAGCGCTGAAAGAGACAGCGGCGGACCTTGATTCACGCATCCAGAGCGGGAAAGCAGATCAGGCTAAAGTCAATCAGAGCATGGCCTCGCGGGCAGACAGCACCGATAAGGCGATCAGCGATATGAATGCCCGAAATAACGGCAAGTTCGCCAGCCTGGGTAAACAGATCGATGAGAACCACAAGAAGGCGAATGCGGGCACATCAACAGCCCTGGCTGCTGCAGGAATCCCACAGGTGCTGGAGAGCCAGACCTTTGCTCTTGGCGCTGCAACCGGTGGATATGAGGGTGAGCAGGCGCTGGCGGTAGGATTCAGCGCACGCGTTAGCCAGACCGTGGTGGTCAAGGCTGCAGTAGGCACCGATACTCAGCACGGCACCGGCTATAACGCTGGCGTGTCAGTGGGCTGGTAATAACATCAACCGCCCGCTACGGCGGGCCTTAGCAAAATGAAATGGAGCAACAAAATATGCCTAACTCAGTCTATCTGGTAATCCTCGCCGCCGCTGTCCTGTACTACGCATTCACCCGTTCCCGCGACCCTCTATTCATCGGCTCACCGTGGTTCCTGGTGGTATGGCCCGCCATGACAGTGATATTTATCCTGTACGACATCGCGTCCGAAGATGCCAGCTTCATGCCGGACCATGCATCCATGCTATTCGCCTGGGCTATGCTCATCATTGGCACGTCAGCGGCGACCCTTGCTTTTGCCTGGCTGCTTCGCCTGACCCAGCTCGGGATCCGCGCTCAGATGCTGATGTCATGGAGCAAGAAGAAGCACGGGCGCATCACCTATGACCTGGCGTGGTATCTCGTCAGCCGGTACTCATTACGGACGGCAAAATCATGTGTGATCGTCAGCCAGTAAACCCGGTGCCGGACTGGCTTAAGGAGCTGCGTGCGGTGGCCTGCGGGCCGCCCCGACCTAAGCCACCTAAAAATATTCGACGGAAAGTTAAGAAATAGCTTGCCCATAATATTATGCTGTCGTAATATTCATCTCAAGGGCGGAATGGCCGCCCACCTAATGAGGACAGACAATGAAACGCATCACCGGCATCCTGGCAATTACTCTCATCATCGCCGCTTCGTCCATCGTTGACGCTCACGCATCCCGCGAGTCTGTCGTTGCTGATGCATCCGGTGCTGAGGTCGTGTCTGTCCTGACTAAATCTGGCGCTAACCTGAACAACCCGGAAACGGCAGCCGCTGCTTCCGGTCTGGTTTCCGCTTACTCTGATGTATTCGGCACCTATTACGACATGGGCCGCGACGTCTGTACCGCTTCAAAGTTCGTTAAGCTGGATGACGCCGATAAGCACATCATCCTGGCTCATAACAAAATGCAGGTCGCCCAGCAGGTGCTGGGTGTCGTTGATGTCACCCGCGCCGCTGCCGTATTCATGGCCGGTTGCGAAAACAAATAGAGGTATTTATGCCGCAATTTAACGAAAGCAAACTGGTTATCGGGAACCTGTTAGACCTGATCGAACTGATTCATCAGGAACAGGCTACCACGGATAAAAACGTGATTTTCGTTGACTGCAATGAGGTCATTTTCAGCGAGATCACCTCAGCGCTTAGCTCCAGCAGTATTGACGCTTTGCTGGCCGGGGCTTACGTGAATAAAGAGCACGACCCGATCATGGTTCACATGGGCGCTATTGCCTTGTGTGGTGAGTTCGGTGAGCGTGTTGACTCTATCCTGATCGGCACCGGCCATAGTGCCGAAGCGAAAGCGATGCAGGAAAAACAGTATGGTCACTGCTTCATTCCGGCAGATGATAATGCATTCTTCAACCAACTTACCCAGTGGAAAATCAGCCATGTGCTCAACTAATAAATCAGCGCGCCCCTGCCTGGGTAGCCTTACCGCCTGGGCATTCACCAACGGAACCCGCGTTAACATCGGCCAGGTTCCTATCGGACCACTACGCGGCCAGGTATTCGTCACCGGCGTTTTTGCAAATGGCTTCTGCGAGTTCATCCGCGAAGACGTCCACACCGCGCTGGCTGACCTGAAGGAACACGTCGATGCGAAAGCTTAAAGAAGAAGCCTGCGAGGAGCTGCGGGAGTTCCTGAAGCAGAATAACGAAGTCGGAACCACGGCCTTTATCCCCCTGATTGAGTCTGGCTACCTGTCATATTCAGACGAAAGCCGTAAATACTGGCTGGATAAGCTGCGATATGTCGCGGCAAGCCTGGGCATTAAGGTCAGCCTGCGTTGCAAGCGCGGCGGCATTGATTTAACCATTACCGAATAAGAGGACAGCATGAAAGCAACTCATTTCCTGAACGAGGCAACCGAAACCCAGGCGCAGCGCGCCGCTGACCATAACTATGGTGAGCAGGGTGAGCGCACCGCTGCACACATTGCGCGCATCTTTAACGCCATCACTGGCCGCAATCTGAAGGAGCGTGATATCTGGGCCATGCTGCTGGCGCTTAAGCTGGCACGCAATGAAGCAGCGCCCGGTTGTGAAGATACCCTGATCGACCTGGTGAGTTATGCCAGCCTGCTGGCTGAATGCGACTATGCTGCAGAGGTGAAGCGCCAGGAAGATGCTGAGAAAGATAACCAGGAAAACATTGACCGCGCTCAGCTTCAGTCTCTGGGTGGTGTTCGATTCGGTCACGTGGATCTGGGTGGTAAATTTTTGAGCCATGAAAGCGCTGGCACTGTGCCAACTGAGACAGCAGTGGCGGCCTATCAGGCGCAGCAGGATGATGGGTGGAAAAATTGGGACGGCAAGCACTCAGATGGCCCTATCAGCATGGCTGTTTTATTTGACATAAAAACACGGCAGGGAATACAGCTAAACAGCGTGCGTCGTGGTGACATTTACTGGCCGTGGAATCCATCACAGCGTAACACCAACGATGTCGTAGCATGGCGACCAGCTAAATAGGCAGCCATCCGCACCAGGTTTAACACAAAAGATAAAGGCACCCAGAGTTAGGTGCCTTTTTTATTGGTGCTCTCAGAATGGCGCACAGAGCGTTATTTCATACCTCGCTGATAATGCGTATGGCTCCAGTCAAACGTCTTCACACCATCATCGATCATCTTCCGGTCCTGCGTAGGCAGGATGACGCCGCCCTGCTTATTCCCTGCATTCGACAGCTCACGATAGCGCGCCAGCTCCTCCTGCGTCATACAGAGTCGCTCAGCGCGTGGCATCCGCTTAAACTTGACCTGAACCTTCCTGGCGCTCAAAGGCTGGTCACTCATAGCGACTTCACCGCGCGGCCGATGGCTTCGGCTTCCTGCCACGGCTTGCCGTCAAACAACGCCAGGCGACCAACAGCACGACGGTAGATACCCAGCTCCGGCTTCAGGCTTCCATCAGGCTGGGTCTGGTTGCGGAACTGCGGGAGCTTTTTACGCAACGTGGCGATGTCGCCAGCGCGCAGCGCCTCACCTGTTCCTGTGCCGGCACGGATGCAGTTTGGCCCGACGTTAAACACCAGGTCGCACATCGCGTTAAACTGCGCCTGATTCAGCGACAGGTGAGCAACGGCATTCACACGGTTAATTGCCTCTGACATATCCTGGCGCAGCAGGACGTCAGCCTGGCGCTCACTGATCGAGGTGAAGCGCTCCCCAGCCTTGATCACGTGACCCTTACCGATGGTCTGGATCCCGCGCTTACGCTCAGCCTCTGTTGCGTAGTACGGCACCGGGCTGAACTTCTCCCACGCGCCGGTGAACTGAACGCCGTTATCGTCTAATTGCTTCGTCATTTATTACCTTCCTTACTTCGTTATATGACCGTTCACAGTTCAGCCCTGCCCGCCTTGCGCGGTCAGCCTCTGCTGCATAGTTTGTCGCTGCATCGTCAAGCTCTCCAAACAGCTGGGAGAGCAGAACGCCGGAACTGGCCCCTGCAGAGATGACGGGTTGAGTGCCGGAACCTTCGCCGCGTTGTTGCTGTAGCTGGGCGATGGCGTCACTGATTCCTTTGCGCAGCCCAGCAGACTCACGACGAGAAGCAGTAGCCCGACTTTCAGCCAGCGCAATCTCTGCATCATGTTCAGACTGGATCCGGTCAAGTGCGGCCTGCGCGTCCCGCTCTTTTGCTCTCTGCTCTGCGTCATAATTTTGCTTTGCCTTATTGTCTGCGTTATCCCGGTCATGCCACTTATCAGACCAGGCCTTGTCATTCTTCGCTACGGCCGGGGATACGACGTATCTGTCGTTTAACCAGGCGGCGGCGGCCAGTGCCAGCGCAATCGCCAGCAACTTAGCCCACAGGGGGATGTTAACCATTATTGATGCTCCTGGCCCGTGGGGTGAACACCTTCCTGATGCATCGCCAGAATAACCATAGCGCCGTCGCTGTCAGCATGATCTTCATCTGGTAATGCGGGTAGGTATCCTCAATGATGTGCGCCCAGGCCATTACGCAGGTGATGGACATCACCCAGCAATAGATGCGCTCTGATATGCTGTCGCCGATGCGACGATGCCAGATGGTAACCTGGCAGCTCGCAAAGATAATGAGCAGGACGATAAAGCCCCACCCGGTAGCCCAAAAGCTAGGATCTCCGCTCATATCTAAACAAGCCCCTTGCATGGTGAAGTGATTGTGAATGGACTGTATCATTCTGAACCACCTGGCATCCTAACGCCAGTCAGCCAATTCTGAACTTTAGTCACAACAGAGGACCATCCGGTCCCGGTGGCAAAGCTGATCAGGCTGATCATGGAGTCGGACTTGATGCCAACCACGTCACATAGAGCTGGGGCGCAGAATACAGCGACGAGTAATCCGCACATGATAAATGAGAGAGAGGCCGCGCCAGTCTTGCGTTCGGCTTTAGATACTACGACAACGAAAGCCCCAGCCGCGCCCGCGAGTGCTACGGGTATTCTCGCGATCCAACTGGAGATCTCAGGGGGAAGGTCGTTGTGTTGCATTGCTGTGTTTCCTGATTAAGTTTTCGTCACAGCGAACGATAGCAAAAAAAAAGCCCCACATATAGCGTGGGGCCAAATACAGATCAGCAATGGAATTAACCGGGGATGATTATGCCTTATCTTTCGGGATGCCGCAAATGGCGTTAAGGTCATCAACCGCCAGTGCTACACCGGTGCCGGTCTGGACGACTGGCAAGTCATCAGGAAGCAGCTCAGCAGATGCAGGCCATTCCTCTTTCATTTTCTCAATGGTTCTGAATCGCTTCGTCGCCGCTGTCAGTGTCGCCCGTAGCGTCTGCTCCTCTCCCTTAAGATCTTCAGCTCGTTTCTCAAGCGACATAAACTCATCAGCCAGAGCAGCATCTGCGATGTTCTTGCGGCTGTATGATACCCAGCGTTTAAATTCTGCAGACTTTCCCAGGGGCGTGTCACCATTGCGGGCGCTCGCGCCGTTGAAGCAAAGATCAACTGCCATGCCGTTAAGGTTTACATCAAGGTGTGACTGCTTAGAACTGCCATAAAGATTAATGTACTGAATGTTGTATTCGTGGTTATTCCACTTTTCAATCAGAGCCTTTCTTTCATCCAGGATGGCGTCAGTCACGTCACCCAGACCCAGCAGAACCTGGCGCACTTTCTCAGCGAAGTTTGCGCGGTCCTGAGTCAGCACCAGGCGGCGCTCATTGATACCTGAAGTAACCAGGGCTTTCTCGATCATTGCTTCGCGAATACCTGCATTCATATGTGTCATTTTTTAGATTTCCTGTAATGTTCGACAACCTGCAGTTCCTGCCAGTTGCCTAAGGTTAATTGCCGATCGATGTCATTCATCGAAAGAATCATAAGGCGGCCTTTGTGAGACCGTGTTGAAACTTTCATTCCTGTTTTTGTTGTGACCTGCATCTTTGCGATGATGCCGTCATATTCATACACAAGGCCGTAGTGACCGGCAAAGACGCCAGCTGCAATCATCACCTCAGCCCCGACAGCGATATCTACGCCCATGTGTGCCGGGGTCACTTTTTCGCCTCCTCAATTTTGCGCAGGATGGCGGCACGCATCCAGTTTGCACCAACAGCAAATCCGGCATAGGCGCCCTTTATGCCGATGGCGCGTGCGCTTGATGCTATTTCCTGTAGCTCAGGTGCATCTGCGTGGGTTATTTCATCCGGCACCAAGTCAGCCAGTTCAGCGGCGGGCGCGGGGATAAAATTCCGGCAGCTTTCCGGAGGTGCTATGCCGTTAACCTGATCGCCCTCAGTAACCAGGCGGATGAGCATAGCCAGCAACTGAACAACCTCACCCTCCAGTTTCTCCCACTTCATCCGGCCCTCTGCGTAATGGACGCCAGCCTGCACAACCTCTCCCGCCTCTTCCGCAACCTTCAGCAGCACATAGTTAGGCTGAGGAAATTTAACCATCGCTTTATCTGCAGAAATGCGAGCCTTTGACACTAGCGATCCGAAGTAATCCAGCTTCACCTCCTCAATTTTGCGCAGGATAGTCGTTCGGCAGGCATTAAAACCGACAAGAATAAATTGCGCCTCTGAAATTGACACCTGAAATTTATCAGCAATATAGCTCATGCTCTTCCCATTTAAATCTTCAGGAACAATTTCAGCCAGGTCAGCGGCGGGCGGGGCGCGGGTGAATACGGCAACAGGCGGCTCATTGGTTACTCGCAGTCTCGGGTGGCGAGTAGAGAATTTTTTAGCACCCGTACCCGTTATCACAACGTAACCATACGGCTGCTGCTTCTCCAGCCCTGCCAGCTTCGCCTCTGCTGCTTCTGCGCGCTGCTGCCAGCAATTATCCTGGACGGGGCTGCCAGACATAACGTCTTTATTAAAGCTGTGAATATAAGCGTCATATTGCTGGTCGGTAATTCCGAATTCATCAGACAACCATTTGCATAGTTTTAAATTATCCATCACTTCCCCCAGTATTTCGGATCCTGAACCATTTCGAAAAGGTAGCCATGCAAACGCTGAACATCGGCCAGTAACTTCTCTGCGTCCTGCAGTGCCAGGCGCAACTGGCCTGAACTGATGTATTCAGGGCGCAGGCGCTCCCACGCGCCCAGTTCGCTAAGCTGACTGATAATCAGGCTGTGCGATACGTGGAACGGAGACAGTGCCGCCGTTAGCGTCGGTGGTGCTTTTTCTATCTTATCGTTCATAATGATAGCCTCATTTTTAGTGTGACGATTATATTATTACTACATCATATCTTCTG